TTTTTTTTAGCTCTACCTGTCAAGAAATATATTTTTCCATTAAAATAAAAAGAAAAGACAAGGACTTCCGTCCCCGGAAGCCTTGCCGCCTCAATTTCTCCTGGTGGGCCATGAGGGAATCGAACCCCCAACCTGACGATTAAGAGTTGTTAGCCTTCGTTTTATAACGTGTTACTATGTCCCGAAAGCCTTGAATTCACTGCTTATGAAACTTATGTTTTCCCGTCCTGTTTTATAGTTTACCGCCATGTCCATTAGAAAATTATTAGATAAAAAAGTAGCCGTTAGGGTAGGAGTGGCAGGTTATTTTGGCTTGCCTTTATTTCTTTCCTTCTCCTTGCTTTTCTTAATTTATCGTTAAACGGTTGACACTCGGGACAAAGCTTCCTATTGTCATGAGACAACTTAAAAACACTGCCACAATAAACACATTCCTTGACCTTGCCGGTTATCACTTCGTAAAACTGTAGCCATATATAATCTAGTAGGGTTTGACCTGCCTTACCGGAAACAATCATGCCATGTTTATCTATTTGCGGGTATTCTCTTATGCCGACAAGGTTATTCCTAAATCTTCCTAAAAGTACATCTCTCCCTTCGGCTTCTTTTTTCCCCAGCCTTGTTTCATAGCCAGCCTTTATTTCCTTCCATAGTTTATAACACCCTTGAATTTCCAGGATAGCGCGTTGAAATTCAAACAAATCTTCATTATATACGCCAAAGCTTACGGGCGGTACACAAGCGATAAGCCATTGAGGCGACTCCCTAAAGCTTGTTCCCAGCAGACCATAGCGGTTAACGAATTCCAAAATACTTGCATGGCTTGCCGTATCAATTTTAAGGGCGTGCTTAAGTAAGGCTTTTTCTTCTTGATTAATAAAACGTATTTCTTTTACGTCCCGCTCCCAAGTTGGACTGTCTTGCTCCCAGACCTGCCGATACTGCTTTTGGTTGCCGGAAATAAGCCAATTACCGGTAGGCTCACAATATATTTCTCCTTTGCGCTTTATTACCCACTGGCCATCTTCTAGAACTTCGACATCTTCCTTTAATTGGCTTGATGAAGTTACCTCATATATACGATAGGGCGCATATACCGGCCACTGGGTGATAAATAAATTACCTTCCGGCCGTTCGGGGGGAAACTTTTTCAAAAATAACATCCCCTTTTTTCTAAATGTCCCACTAATGTCCCATTACAAGTATTGTGTTAGGACAAATATAAGATTAACATGGAATTAATAGAAAGTCAAGGAGGTAATAAAAAGATGAAAGCAGTACAGGCAAACGAGAAATTAGCCAATCGTATAGCTTTATCGCCAGATGAGATACGGGCCATGGCAGGCATAGGACGTAACACTGTTTATAACGCTTTAGCCAGCGGGGAATTAAAGGGCAAACGAATAGGTAAAAAAAGATGGGTTGTTCCGGTTGACGAGGTTTTGCGTTGGATAAATGAAGCCTAAGTCTTTTGGCCCTGGCCGCCCGGGGAAAGAAAAAGCCCCGGTGACTGGCCGGGGCGGAAAACGGAAACGCATGACATCCTAAAATTGATGAATTAGCTAATGAAATTAAGGAATTAAAGGACACTATTATGATAGCACAAAAAAAAGAAAAAGTCAAGCCCCCACAAGTGAAAGAAAATATTTTTGAGCAAGCCAAAACTATTCCTATTCTAGACATAACGGCACGTTATACCGGTGTTAGCTTAAAGAAGACCGGTAAAACATATACCGGACTTTGCCCTTTTCATAAGGAAAAAAGGGCTTCCTTCATTGTCAATCCGGATAAGAATTCCTTTAGGTGCTATTCTTGCGGCGCATACGGCGACGGCATTGATTTGGTGGCCAAAGTCTTTAACATTTCACCTCTAGAGGCAGCTAAGCAAATATGCCGGGACTTTGGCTTGCCGGTGGCCGGTATGTCAAGCCAGGCCGTAAGGGAGCGAATGGCCAAGGTGGGCCGTAAGCGGGAGCTGGAGCAGTGGGTTAATGAGCAGGTGCTTGGGCTTTATATGGAGCTTTGTAATTATTACCGGATCATCAACCTGGTGCTGGACACTTGCGGGTGGCCTGCATACTTGGAATTCAATCAGTGGGTTTACTGTTTGCCGGTGATTGAGGACTTTCTTGACGTTTTAAGCCGGGGAACTATTAAACAAAAAATTAAGGTGGTGATGTTTGTTGCTGGACGATGATTTAGCTAATGAAATTGAAGAAATGCTGAGAGAATTTAAGAACAAACCCTGGCCTGACCCTGAACCTATTGAAACTACTCTTTTACCCTTCCCTGTCGAAGCTTTACCTGGAATTTTACAAAACTTCGTTAAAGAAGCGGCCAGAGCAACCCATATACAACCAGATTTTTTTGGCAATCCATTAATTGGTTATTGTGGTGGCGCAATCGGCACAACCAGACAACTTGCTCTAAAGAAAGGTTATGTTGTATACCCTTCCCTATGGCAACTTAATGTCGGCCTTCCTGGAAGCGGCAAGTCTGTTGGCACGGAAAAAGATAAAATTCCATTAGTAAACCGTCAAGTTGCTCTAAGTGAGGAAACTGCCTTTAATGACGAAATATTTGAAGCGGAAAAACTAAAATATGAAGCAAATTTAGCGGACTGGAAAAAGATAAAAAGCAATATCAGAGGCGAGCCGCCGAAGAAGCCGCAGCAGGTGATTGAAAAGACTTGTATCACAGACGACACAACCATGGAAAAGCTTGCCGACATTCTACAAGAAAACCCGCGCGGTGCGGTTTGTTCACCAGATGAAGCGATTGCCTGGATACTAGGGATGAACCAGTATAAAAAACAAGGAAGTGATAGGGGCCGTTGGTTAAGTTTTTGGAGTTGTTATTTTACAAAAGTTGACCGGAAGAGTAAGAAAAGAGCTACTTTACTACAACGACCTTTTTGTCCCATTATAAGCAATATCCAACCGGATTTATTGCCAAAATTGTACGCGGAGAAGAATGTTGAAGATGGCTTTGTTCACAGAATTTTATTCTCTTTTCCAAATGAGTTGCCGCCGCCGGATTGGGATGAGGAAGAAATTAGCGCATTGGCAATAAATGCTCTGAACGGTTTATTTGAAAATCTTTTTAATTTAACCTGGGCTAATGAAAATAAAGACCCGGTAGTTTTGAGCTTAACACTTAAGGCAAAGAAAGTATGGGCGGATTGGTTTAATAAGCACAATAAAGAAGCCAAAGAACCGGACTTTGACGAAGGGCTACGCGGGCCATGGGCAAAAATGCCCCTACAATTTGCCCGGATAGCTTTAATAATCCATGTCGTAAGATTTGTTTCGGGAGAAACCACCAGCAACGATGTAGACGAAACGAGCATGTTTATGACTTGGGCTCTCGTTGATTACTATAAAAGCCATGCCAGAAAAGTTTACTCCTTCCTGCTTGAACCTGCTGAAGATAAAAAAGTAAAGAAAATTGTAAGTTGGGCAAAAAAACATAGTATGGCAGGGATTACTCCACGTGACCTTTATATTAATGGAGTATCTGGAATAAATAAAAGCAGTGAAGCTATAAAAGCCTTAAAAACCTTGGGGGACATGGGTTTGGCTTTTCAAAAAAATAAGAAATGGTACTTCATTTAAAATTGAAATATCATTAAAAAGCGAAAAAACCCATCAAAACTACCAATGAGCCTTAGAGACTGTAAAGATAAGACATGATGGGTACTACCCATCAAAGAAAACCTTGTAGGCCATGAGGTTGTAGGCCTAGAGGGCAAAAAAAAAGTGATGGGTAGAAACCCATCAAACCCATCAAAATTAAAGGGCAAAAAGTGATGGGTAGTGATGGGTAAAAACCCATCAAGCTTAAGACTTAGGCAGAGTAAGGCCGAATGGCAAAAGTGCAGAAAGCCACCCATCAAGCTTAAGGCTTAGGGACTGTAAGGCTTAAATATCAAAGTGATGGGTTTTCACTAAAAAAGAGATATTACACAAAAAATAAGGAGGGACAACCCCATGACTGAACAACGAGCAACTTACGGAAACCAGACCGGCAGTCATAACAAACAAAAACAGGAATACGAGCAATGGGAAGCTATGGGCAAAGAAATTAGAAGAATACGTAATGAACTCATTAAGTTTGCCTGTAAGCGGGAATATCAGGAATTATTGACTATAAAACTAACAGACATATTAATGAGAGCAGTCGATCAAATTGATAAATTTAAATGCCGGGCGGAGGACAGGATGGTGTCTAGGATACTCTCACCGCGGGATGACACAAAATGGATCAACGTGTTTTACGGGGGGGAGCGGAAAGAAGAGGACGGGGAAAGTACGTCACCAAAGGAGCTAATCAATGAACTTTGAAACCACAGTCGCTACTAGATGAATGGCAAGCGTGAAACTGATAGAAATTCACATGACTAAATGCAAACTATTCTTATACGAGCAGGAGCTTGTTACCCTGCTGGCCCGTGATCCTAACCTTTGGGCTATTGCCATTAGGAGAGGCAAGGGAATTAAGCGGGCCCGGAGCAGCCAAGGCAGAAATATAAAAATTCAGAAAGAAAGGAACAAATATTAAACAAAGTGTCAACAGATGTTTTAGATTTAGCCAGGCAACATCAAATAGGGCGCGTGTCAAAGAATGACACGGCCGTGTCATTTGGCATTACCGAAGGCTGGTTCCGTAAGTTTGGTACGCAGATTTTAGATTTGACAAGGCAACACCAAATAGGGCGCGTACCAAAGAATGGTACGGCCGTACCATTTGACTTTACCAAATGGTGGTTTTGTGTTAAAATAAAGTAAGGTGATAAACATGCCAATAAAGCCAATGCCACCATGCAGACATCCTGGTTGCCCGGAGTTACAAGTTATGGGCGGGCGGGGATACTGTCAAGAGCACGTTGCAGACGGACAGGAGCGTGACTCGGCCTACCGGCGGGGGTATGACAAACGATACCAACGAGGGCGGGAATGGGTGTTGAAGCACAATCCCTTGTGCGCTGTCTGTAAGGCCGAAGGACGGTTGACAGCAGCGACGGTGACACATCACATCATCCACTTGGCGGACGGCGGGAGCAACAGCGTGGCGAATTTAGAACCTTTATGCGCTTATCACCACTCAATGCGTCATAGAAAAACTTGTTGAGGGAGCTGGGTGTTTTTTCTAGCAGCGTTGGCGGGAGACCAGGAGCGGGGCTTTCCGTTAGAATTCGCAATATGAAATAAAAAGGGGTTTTAACATAAAATGACAAGACCACGTAAGCCAACCATGTTAAAAGTATTGGAAGGGAACCCGGGTAAACGTCCTTTGCCAAAAAACGAACCGAAGCCCAATCCGGTAGCGCCGCCCTGTCCAACTTGGGTCAACCCTGAAGGGAAAAAGCTATGGAAGTACCTAGCCCCCCTGTTGGAACGGCTAGGACTTTTAAGCGAGATTGACGGTCCAGCGTTCACGGCTGTTTGCCAGTCCTGGGGAATTTGGGTAGCGTTAGAAAGACAGTTGAAAAAAATAGGCAGGACTTACCAATATACCAACAAAGCCGGGGCTACTAACGAAGCCGAACGCCCCGAAAGCAAGATGGCACGCAATTCTTTGGAACTTTGTAAGACATTATTGACTGAATTTGGTATGACGCCTAGTAGCCGGTCTAGAATATGCGTCAATACCAATAGCGGTGAGGAAGAAGAGATGGAGGCCTTATTACGGAAAGCAGGAATATAATATGTTTGACCAAACAAAAGCAGAACACACAATAGCTTTCATTCGCCAGCTAAAACATACCAAAGGCAGATGGAGAGGTGTCCCTTTTAATCTGCTTCCTTGGCAGGAAAAAATTATCCGGGATGTTTTCGGCACGGTGAAGCCGGACAGATACCGGCAGTACAAGGCAGCTTATGTAGAGGTGCCTAAGAAATCAGGCAAGAGTGAGTTAGCGGCGGCCGTGGCCTTGTACCTCCTTTTTGCCGATAATGAACCCGGCGCCGAAATCTTTTCTGCTGCTGCCGATCGGATGCAGGCCGGCATCGTCTTTAATCAAGCTCTTTCAATGGTGAAACAAAACCCGGCACTTATGAGGCGGTGTAAAATCATAGATTCCGTCAAGCGTATTGTAGTACCATCAACCGAAAACTTTTACCAAGTACTTTCGAGTGAAACATACACCAAGCACGGTCTGAACGTCCACGGGGTCATTTTTGACGAACTCCACGCCCAGCCCAACCGTGAATTGTATGATGTTTTGACCGATGGCAGTGGTGATGCCAGAAGACAGCCCTTGTTTTTTCTAATTACTACTGCCGGTGACGACCCAGACCGAACAAGTATCGGATGGGAAATCCACCAATACGCAAAAGCAGTCCTAGCCGGTACTAAGATAGACCCTACCTTCTATGCATGTATTTATGGACTGGAAAAAGACGAAGACTGGCATGACGAACAAAATTGGTATGCGGTTAACCCCTCATTGGGGCACACCATTCAGATCGAGTCTGTCCGGGAGATGTACCGAAGGGCCCTAGACAATCCGGCCAAGGAACGGACTTTCCGTCAATTAAGATTAAACCAATGGCTAAAGACCAAGACATCAAGCTGGTTATCTTTGGCTAATTGGGATGAAAGCGCCGGTCTAGTGGCGGAAGAAGAGCTGCACGGCAAAGAGTGCTACGCCGGTTTGGACTTATCCACAAGTTTTGACTTAACCTCACTTTGCTTGCTTTTTCCACCCCAACCCGGACTAACTAAGTGGCACGCCCTTTGGCGCTATTGGATTCCTGAGGACAAATTAAAGGAACGCGTGCGGCGGGATCGCGTACCTTATGACGTATGGATGAGGCAAGGGTTCATTAAAAAGACTTCGGGCAACGTAATTGATCAAGCTTTTATCCGTGAGGATATCAAACATCAACGGGATCTGTATCGTATCTTAGAAATCGGCTTCGACCCTTGGAACGCAACTCAATTAAGTATTCAGTTGACGGATGATGGTATAAAAACGGTGGAGGTTAGACAAGGATATAAAACTATGTCGCCAGCCATGAAGGAAATCGAAAAACTAATCATGGCCAAGGCATTGGTTCATGGGGGGAACCCGGTGGCCCGATGGAACTTTGGAAATCTGGAAGTCAAGACAGATGAAAATGGTAATGTCAGGCCGGTTAAGACTAGTAATATTGAGCGAATTGACGGTTTTGTCGCATTGATAAACGCCATGTCCCGGGCGATGCTGCGCAGCAATAAACAAAGTCCCTATTCCGAAAGGGGAGTTATTGTAATATGAGGCACTTGTTGAATAGAACCTTTGACTTGAAACGACGGGTGGATATGGGTGGTTGGTTTGAGTGGGAGCTTTATGGCACTATTAAAGGCCGGATGAGACCTGTTTCCGTAGCGGAAACCACCCTGGCCGTAGTATCCGGCGTAGCTATTTCTCATATCTTCTACTGCATGGCGGATGCGGATATTAAGGAATACGACCGGATTGTCACCGGCCTGGGAGAAGTGGAGATTAGGGCGATTAAAAATCCTAGCTATGCCAACCACCACTATGAATGTTGGGGCAAGCACTTAGCAGGTTAGGAGGAAAAATTTTGGGAATTTGGCAACGGCTATTTAGAAAAGAAGAAAAGCGGGAACTTACCTTTCGGGATGCAGACGGCTGGCGTACTTTGCTGGGATTGAATACGGCGGCGGGGATCACCGTTACACCGGAAAATGCAATGGGTCACCCGGCGGTAATGGGTGCGGTGAGGCTGATTGCCGAGCTGACGGCTAGTCTACCATTGATTGTTTATGAGCGAACTGCAGGCGGTAAGCAGCGGGCGGAGAACCACCCAGTATACAAACTCCTGCACGAACAACCGAATCAAATACAAAGTCCTTTTCAGTTTAAAGAAACGGTAGCTTTACATCTATTACTTTACGGAAATTCTTATATTTTACCGGAATACGGCCAGGATGGTAGGCCTTACGCCTTGTGGCCAATACATCCCTCCAAGATAACGTTGGAGCAGGATACCAACGGCGCTATTAGTTATAAACTTTCCCTCCCTAGCGGAATACGTAACCTAACCCCGGATGAGGTGGTTCATACCACAATGCTAAGCATGGACGGTCTTACCGGTAAATCCCCGGTGCTCATGGCCAGGGAAAGCATTGGTGCGGCTTTAGCTGAGGAAGAATTTGCTGCCGGCTTCTTTGGTAATGCGGCTAGGCCAAGCGGGGTGTTGAAGACCGATGGTATATTGGACACGGATGCGGCTAAGCGGCTGAAGGAAAGTTGGCAACAAGCTTACGGGAGAGGAAAACAAGGAACGGCAATACTAGAAGACGGGCTAGAATTTGAACCAATAAGCGCGGATGCGGAAAAAAGCCAACTATTAGAAAGCAGGCAGTTTGCCATGCGTGCGATAGCTGCTGCCTTAAGAATCCCTGCCCATTTGCTAGATCCGACCGCAAGGGGGACATACAGCAATGTAGAGACGCAAAGTTTGGAATTCTTGACCTTTTCTTTGCAGCCTTTTTTAACCCGGCTAGAGGAAACATTTAGCCTTAAACTTTTTACCCCCACCGAACGGCAGCGGTACTTTGTGGAATTTCTTACGGACGGCTTGCTGCGGGTGGATACCCGAACCCGTTTCACTGCCTATAAGATGGCTATTGATGGCGGATGGATGACCATTAACGAAGTAAGGCGGAAAGAGAACCTGCCATCCATCCCCCAGGTGGCTGAAACCATTCCTGTCCGGCAAGCGGGGGGTGTAGAAATACGAGTAGCGAAGGTACAAGTAATAAATAAACATAAGC